AATACATCTAAACCAATATCAAGATAGGCGTCCTGCGGGGCGCTCTGTCGGCTTTCTAGTACATTAATATACGATTCAGCATACTCATGGAAAGAACGCGGCTTAGACTGGCTCTGAGGTGCTAGAATCGAGCTTAATTGATTTAGCTTACTGCTAACTTCTTCGCGATCAAATGGCTTACCAGAAGATACCTTGCTAACTATCTGATTTAAATCAATCAACGCAAGCTTATCGTTGTACATGTTGATTATTGCCATAGCTTCGCGCATTGGGTCGCGTGTTGGTGAATAATCTTTTGTTATTTGCGCCAGTTCACCAAAATCAATTTTACCTTCTAGTTGGTCATCAACAGAAACTAGGTTAACTGACACGTTAAAGTTATCCATTGACTTGATGGTATTTAACAGAAGGCCTTGAGTCGGGTTGTCAAGCATTTCAGCATCAATCATTGCAATTGCATCGCGCAAGCTTGGTGAAACTCCATTGATTAGCGCTGTGCTAAATAGCGTGTTTGCGTTATCAAATATCATCGTTGTATCGCTCTTGGTTTAAATATGTTGTCGGGTGAAGTCTGTCAAAGCCTATAAACTTATCACTTCCAGTTGCAAGGTCGTCAAGCCTAAACTTAACATCGTTAACAATGTGATTGGTTAATTCTGTTACGGTTTCATCATCCATTTTCTTTACTACTTTCTTCCAAGCTTTAAATGCAGATTGCTTGGCTACCTTTTTTGGATATTCTTTCCACCAGTATTCAAAAGAATCTTCTTCCAACTGTGCGCGAGCAATCTTTGATTGATCTAAAGTATCTTTTATATTCTTATCTAATCTAATCTTATCTTGCATGACTATTTCTGATTCAGTCATGACCCCATCATGATTTTTTAGCTTCTCAATAATAGACCTCATCTCTGGGTTGCTTGTCATTGACTTATCCAAACGCCTTGCAAGCTTCAAGCATGTAATTGTTCCTTGGCTATCTTCAAAGAGTCCAAGCTTAACAAAATAGCGCATCATTTCTTCGACTTTCTGAGGTGTGCTGCCAACGTTTCGAGCTATAATTCTTGCGTCATGCTCAAGCTCAAATGTGATATTGTCCTTATCAACCTTTCCAGCTATTAGTTCTATGCAGTACCAATAAAGGCCATACCCTTCAAGACCATAATCAAGTAACACGTTTTGAAGTTTTGCGTCTTGATTTGCATCAGAATCATGTTTAATCCACCGCATTATAAATACCCCTCGCTAACTAAAATCTCGTGAATTCGTGTGACACCTTTTGTTGTGAATAATGATTGAGGGTATCCAGAATCATTTTGTTTTACCTCTCCGTAACCATCACTTATAAACTTGGCTGTAAATATTCTGCTACGTTTAACAGCTCCATTGTAAACACCTCCAATCTCATCTAGTACCTTGTTTAACGCTATTGCGCTTTTCATTCCTAGACTTGAGGCTACTTGCGTTGCGTTTTGTAAAGATTCACGCTCAACAAATCTATCTACAAACTCGACTTTAGGTGCTGCAAGCTCTAATTGCTTTGCTTGATCTGCTGCTAGCTGTAAGGCTTCTGCAAAGTTAGTTGGTATTTTCGGTTGATGCCTTGATTCCAACTCTTGCCAGCGGTCAACGATTGCCGCTGTAAACTCTGGGCTATTCTGAGCCACAAGAATTAATGAATCTCTTTTGTTAAGTAGCCATTCATTGTACTGGTTACCGTTATGCTCAAAATTCGACCCTTGCAATGCAATGGTTCCCTTTTCAGCTAGCCTTTCTGCTGATATTTTTATATTTGAGTGAGTTTTATTTAACAGTGAGGCTATTTCTCTAGTACTCATTGTTAACGGTTTGTTTTGTGTTAAAATTAAATTGTTCATACGTATTCCTTAGCTGGTTCGCCAGCTTATTTTTCCTGACTGGCATCAAGCCAGTTTACAAAGTCATCATGACTCATAGAGTCCCTTGCAATCTCAATTTCTTTCAAGCCTAGAGCCATTGCCGCTCTAGCTACTAGAGACTTTGCAATGCCATAATCGCCACTATTAGATATAAATCCAATATCTTCGTTTGTCTTTTCTGAAAATCTAACGTTTAACGGTTTCATAATTTATCCTTTTGTTAAGTTGTAAGTACATTATAATCCCATTTTGTACGTACGCAAGTGTTATTTATTATTTTATGCAAGAGGTATATAATTAAATTTGCCAATAACGGCAATTCATAAGCGAATAGAATATTATTAGTTCTATATCAGAAATGAAGTTAGTTACTAAGGTTTGGTGATAAATCTCGCGATACAGCGTTAAGTAGCAATGGCTGAGCTAATGTTGTGAAACATGAGTGAGGTAGCGGATAGTAAAAAGGCGCTTAGATAGCGCCTTTTGTTTATGTTGTTACTATTTTAAATGGTGATGATTCAATTAAGCAAAGCCACCAGTAAATATTCAATAGAGAAATAAGGAACCACAAGGCAATATCAAATTTTCTTGTACTAGTAAATATATTCCCAAGCTCAAAGCCACCAAAAAGAAATAAGAAGACACACATAAAACTAATGCCAGCGTTAAAAAAGCAAAGAATCAAAAATCCAAAAACTTCCATCACTTAACCTCAAATTTATAACCCATAATTACACCATTAACCCTTACTAAAAGCTTCATTAACCATCGTATAGCGCCTACCATCCTCTTTACTCTGTGAAGTTAGTTGAGAGATGGTATCTAAACCCACCTGCATTGCCGCGCGACTCAAAACCGATTTTGTTACCCCCAATTCATCCGCCAAGGAATCTAAGCTTAGTCTCTGCTGGTCAGGGAAAAGTACATTTAAAGTTTTCATATTTTATTTCTCATATGTATTGACATGCTTATAATTGTACTTATAATTACAGGCGTGTCAACAAATGATCAATGGAGATTGAAATGGGTAATGATTTAGTGCAATTCGTTCAACAGCAAGAAAGTATGTTCGTTGAGCGAGTCTGTGATGAAAAGGTGAAGTTTTCAACTGAATCTCAATTTGCAATACAGGCTTTGCAAGGTAATAGTTATTTAGCTGGTATAGCTCAGAAAAACATGGCAAGCCTACAGAACGCAATTATTAATGTTGCATCAATTGGTATTAGTCTAAATCCAGCAAACAAGCACGCGTATTTGGTGCCTCGCGAGGGGAAAGTTTGTCTCGACATTAGTTACATGGGCCTGCTTCATTTAGCTATGTCAACAGGTTCAATTAAATGGGGCCAGTGTAAGCTTGTTTATTCAAACGATTCATACGAATCAAACGGGTTAGATAATGCGCCATCGCACAAATACAACCCCTTTGATGATAGAGGTAATGTTGTTGGTGGTTACTGTACTGTTAAAACCGCTGATGGCGACTATTTAACTGAGGAAATGCCAGTAAGTGAAATTAACGCCATTATGGAAAGATCGCAAGGGTATAAAAGCGGTAAATCATCACCTTGGCGCACTGATTATAATGAAATGGCTCGCAAAACAATTGTTAAGCGTGCAAGTAAATACTGGCCTAAAGTTGAACGTCTTGATAATGCTATCCATCACTTAAATACTGATAGCGGTGAAGGATTACAGCAAGAAGGCCAGCCGCAAAAAGATATTACGCCATGCAGTACATTACAACTTAATCAAATTGCACATGAATTAGCAAGAATTGGACGTACTGAATCACAGCTTGTTGAAATTCTTATACCAAAGCTTATCGGAAGAACGATTGATGAATTGCCAGATTTAACAAGTGATGAGGCGGTGAAAGTTATTTCTAATTTAGAAGGGTATCAAGATGCTAACAACAGTTGATTTATATAAACAGCTTTCAGAGCTAACAATTGATAAGTTTGGCTTTGATGGTGGAGAAGTAGAGCAAGGCACTCAGCAATGGCATAGAATGCGAAGTGGAGTTATAACCGCTTCACGCGTTCACGATATTATTAAGAAAGGACGCACAAAAGGAAGTCACTCAGCATCTCGCCAGTCATACATGAATGAATTAATAGCCCAAGTTTGCACTGGCTTGCTACCTGATGAAATATCAGCAAAGCAAGTTATATGGGGTAAAGAAAACGAGCCAAAAGCGCTGGCACTATATGATCCATTTGATGAAAAAGATGTCAGTCAAATAGCTTTTATTTACGGTCATAACATGCGCTGTGGTGTTAGTCCTGATGCGCTAGTTGGTGATAATGGCGGACTCGAAATTAAATGCCCGTGGACTACATCGCAATACATTGATCAATTACTTGGCGGAGAGCCTAAGCCGGAATACTTAACTCAAATGCAATACAGTATGTGGCTAACAAAACGCGAGTTTTGGGATTTTGCAAACTACGATCCACGCATGAAAAAAAGCAATATTAAAGTGGTTACTCATGAACCAGATTTAAAATTGTTCGAGGTATTTGACGAGGAAATACCAAAGTTTGTTAACGAAATGGACAAAAAGCTAAAATCTATCGGCTTTGAGTTCTCAGATATTTACACTAAATAGGAAATCAATAATGGCTACACGCGGAGTAAATAAAGTTATCTTAGTCGGTAACTTAGGGCAAGATCCAGAAATTCGCTACACACCAGACGGTAAGGCAATTGCGAACTTAACAGTTGCTACTGGTGAATCTTGGAAAGATAATCAAGGTCAACAGCAAGAAAAAACAGAATGGCATCGTGTTGTTGTGTTTGGTAAGTTAGCTGAAATTGTTGGTGAGTATTTACACAAGGGTTCGCAGGTTTATTTTGAGGGTAAATTACAGACTCGCAAATGGCAAGACCAGCAAGGTCAAGACCGATACACAACAGAAGTTGTAGTTGACGGCTTTACTGGTCAAATGCAAATGCTAGGCGGTAAAAATGACCAAAGCCAAAACAATCAACCACAGCAAGGCGGTTATCAACAGCAACAAGCACCACAGCAACAACCGCAAGGCGGATTTAATCATCAACAACCAATGCAGCAGCAAAATCAAGGTGGCTTTAACCAGCAAGCGCAAAATCAAGGTTTCGCACCGCAACAACAAGGTGGTTTTAATAACCAAAACGGTGGCAATGCCCCACAACAATAACGGCGGACCATCAAACACGATGGAACCGCCGATTGATTTCGATTATGAAATCCCGTTTTAGATATTCCATTCTAACAAAGCGCCATTAATTTGGCGCTAATTTTATAGGTGATTTATGAGTAAAATAATTATTGGTTGTGATCCTGACAGTAAAGCAAGCGGATTTTCTTATTATAAGAGTGGTAAGTTAACAGACCTAAAGTGCATGTCATTGGTTGAGTTTTATGAATGGTGCAAAGGTATCTTATCACTAGGTGAAGTTGATATTGAACTACACATTGAAAACTTAAACGGCATAAGCTCAAACGCATTCAGCATTAAAGGGCGCGACCCATTACCAGTGAAACTTAAAAAAGCTGAGCACGTTGGAAAGTGTAAGCAAGTTCAAATTGAAATTGAGCGCATTGCTGAACATTTCGGCATTAAAGTTGTTCGCCATGGCGTTAGTAAAATGTGGAAGGATTCAAAAATAGGAAAGGCTACACTAGCTGATTTAGGTTGGCATGGTCAAAGTAATGAAGATTCGCGCAGTGCCGCTTACTTTGGTTACTTAGGTGTTAAGTTAGACGAAACTAAAAACAACACTTGATTAATTAAAAATAAAAATATACAGTTAGTGTATAAATTAATTCGCGAGATGGAGATTATGAAAAAGCGAAATAAAAAACACAATAAGATGCGAGATGCTTTGTCTAGCGCTCGTACTGGGCTTAAAAACCTAGCTGTATTTCATTCACAGTCAGAGTTGCATGACGGGTTTACTTGTATTGTTGTCAATTACAAAACATCAAGACAAGTTACTGTTGGTCAATCAATGGCATACGTCATAAGTGAAGTTAGGCATAAATGGGCTATACATATGATTGCCGTAGGTGTTGAGTCTAACGGTAAGTCTCGATTTGAAGTTGAAGAAATGGTGTTACCAGTTCCTTTACTGCAAAGCCAGCTAGTTGATTATCTTAACGAGCATCACCAGACGCTAGCTGATGAGTTTGCAAAAAGAAACAAGCTTACAAATTTAGCTTGGTTAGCAGTGCCGAACGGTGATTCAATCAGTAACGAGCAGATTGACGCAATACTAACTAAGTACAAAGCATGGTAAACAAAACACGAAACAGTTATTCAAGCTGTGTAAATCGCATAATGAAGCCGCCAGAGTTGATGCTTCAAATTAAATTAGAGCGTCAAAGTTTAGACTGGCGCGAAATCGACAAACAAATAAATGAATTAGTGAGGAATGGAAATGCTACCAACACATCAAACAAAGCTTAGCGCTGGAGCCGATTTAACGGCAAATGAAAGCATTGAAATTCAGCCAGGTGAAACAGTGTTAGTCGGAACTGGATTTAAACTAAGTCATTACCATGAGCAATCGAATATGGTTTACATGTTATTTGTTCGTTCTAGCCTGTCATTTAAGCGCGGGCTTTCTTTAACGAATGGTGTTGGTGTTGTTGATGCTGATTATAAGGATGAGGTTAAAGTAATGCTAACAAATAATAGCAAAGAGCCTCAATGTATTGTTAGTGGTGAACGTATAGCGCAAATTGTACCAATGCTATATG